GAATAATGCTAGAACCTTTATCACGGCTCGCCATTTCTTCAAGCTTCATCGTGAATGCTTCTTGATCGCCTGTGTAGTCTAGCTTCTTATTCTCACGCCAGCGCCAGACTAGGCCAAGAGTCAAAAGGTCTTCACCTTTGCGGATGATGAATTCATCAGTGTCTTCGGTGAATTCTTCTTTGAGATTTCCAGACGCGCCGCGTGCGTAGTTCTTGGAAACGTACGGATAAGATGCCGAATTGCCTGTTTCTGGAGCAGGGTAGAAATTCAATTCATCGTTATACAAGATCCACGCGCCGGGAACGATGCCGAAGCCACGCGCACGCAGGAAGATAAAATCGTTAATGTTGGTCATGTGCTGATAGCCCCAGACCCAATTCTGGAGGTCTTGGATATCGCTATCCAGAAGCTGCCGGGAATAGTCTGTAGGAAGTGGAAACACCTCCTGCACACCATCCCCGGTTAGCGTCTCAATCTTGGTCAGTGCCTGCCAGTCGTGATACTCGCAGATATCCCGCGCCACCTCATTTGCGAGGTCTACAATCTCCTGTTCAAACTGCTCAGAAGAGGCAAAGAAAACAGATGGCTTATACCCGACTAGGCGGATAGCTGCCGATTGCATGGCGCGTAGGACACTCATCGTGTAAGCCCCGAAATAAGAAGCATCATTTCCCCGACCACCCGCGTTGAGCGGATAAATCCGTGTGTGTGCCCAGTTGTCGAGCCATCTGCATATTGCGCTGCAACGGTAACGCCGACGATTTCGCCGCCCTTAGCTTTGGACAAAAGCTCTTCCAAGCACTCGACGCAATCTGGATTAACTCCCGACTGGTCAATGATTTCGACACCTTCGATATGGTGCAGAGACCCCATCACAAACCCTTTGCCATGTTAACGAGCGTTGCATGGCCCAGACGCCCATCTGGTTTAGCGCCCGTCGCCTTGAAGATATGATCGCGCAATTCGTCTTCGGTCATTGCCTCAAAGAGTTCCTTATCCGCCTCAATAAAAGCGGCCTCGACTTCTTCCGGCTTAGGTTCTTCCGGCACGACTACGCCATTTTTAAGCCCTGCAAGCTGTGCCTCAAGCTCCGCCACACGACGGGCCATAGCGTCACCGCTGCGGCGGTCTTCCATGTAGCGCTTTGCCATCGGCTTAAGCGTGTTTGCGTGCATTCCAAGGCTCTTGAGGTTCGGGCCTTCAAGCTGATACAGGCTTTCGATGCTGTAGATCTTCAGAGCGCGGCAAATCGACTGCTGCGCCGGAGTAATGCCGTATGGGACAAGGTTTTCCAGAGGCGTGCCTTCTGCTACCTGATCCTCATTGGCAAGGAAAGCGCGGTACTGGTCTTGGAAGCGCTCCATATAGGTGATGACGCGGTTTCCTTCCTTGCGCCACATCTCATCAGCGCGGAGAACCGGGGAGTAATGGCGATCACCTGGGAGGCGAAGCTGTACGGCTTCAATCATCTCATAAACGGCGCGGCCCTCCTTCTCGCTTTCCTGCTCATTCAAGATATTCAGGTGCATGAAATAAGGCGTCATCATCCCGATATACTGCTCACCGGGAAGCTTGATCTGTTCTTTGGGGATTGCGGAGAATGCAAAAGACATGGGTTTTCCTTCGTCTGAGAAAGGGTAAAGGCCAGCCACGGTTAAGCGGCTGGCCTGAGTGCATTAGGCCGGAAGAGCGTTCCATGCGCCACGGCGTACCCAGCAATAACCGCCAGAAGGTACGGCAGTGTTAACCGGGGTGTAGAAGCCGCCTGCACCGGCTGCGATGGTGTAGCCGGGGAAGGTGATCGTCACCTGAGTGCCAGTGGTCGCCGTAGCTGCCACCAGAGCCGAAGCTTGTACCCAGTAGTATTCACCGCCGTCAGTGCCCTCGGACTTGTCGCCAAGCGTCGGGGATGCGTAGGTGGTCGTACCGCTGGATGCGCCGGTCTGCGTATCGTAATACGGGACAGTTGCATAGTATTTACAGGCATCGTTATATCTCCTTATGCCGTGATAACGCGACTCGTATAACGGGGGTTCTCCAAAACGAGTTCTCCGTTCCATACGAGGTACTGCGCGATTGCGTCCTGGTTGATCGGCTGTGCGCCGTCGCCCGGGAAGAGCGGAACCATGTTGCGGCTCGGATGGTAGTAAACCGCAAGGCCCTCAGTATCGAGCATGTAGATGGTGTTTGCAGGCATGACGTTGCCAACGCCGGTTGCGCAGAAGACTTCCAGATTGCCGCCGTTGGTCGCAATCTCAAGACCACGGAAGCCAGCCGTAGAGGCCGAACCGTTGTCCTTGACGATGCGCTGGATGGCAACCATCGACTGTTCGATGATCTGGAACGAATTCAGGTCGGCAACGGCGATATCAGCGCGGCGACGGCCCTTGGAGCGGCTGTTGACCACAAACTTGATGATCTTCTGAGCCGTGGTGGTGTCGAACACGGTTTCACCAGCAACGCCCGATGGAACGTTAAAGGTGGACGTGCGCCAGATGGCCTGCGTCGAGCGGTCGATACCGCCATAAACGCCAGCGTTCGGAACAATCGGGATCGCACCGCCGAAGCCGATCATTTCGCGGCCTGCGAAGGTCGTGCCGGAACCGTGCAGCGAGATTTCCCACTCATCCGCCATGCTGTTTTCAGCGTTGCGCATGTAGCGATCAAGCACGTTGTAAATGCGCGTGCGGCCTTCGTTGGCAAGCATTTCCGTGCCGGTCAGGGAGAAGCCAACGGCGAGGTTCTTCGGAGTGAAGAGCGCGTCGTTGATGATTTCCTTCGGCTCGTTGTTAAGCTTGTCGTAGCCAGTGAACCACTGACCTTCAAGCTTGTCGACTTCAAGCGAGACACGAATTTCCGGGCCGGTATATTCGCGGAAGAGACCCTTTTCGCGAAGGATAGCGGTAACTGGGTTGGAGTTGAAAACCAGATCCTGAATTTCCCGCGTGCGGTACGCCATGGAAGTGGACAGAAGCTGGCGGTAATTACGATCAGTCGTAACGTTAGCCATGGTTATTCCTCAATTCAGAGACGAACGCCTAGCTCTGCGGCTGCGGCGGCAATTGCCTCGGTTCGTGACATGCTCCGCTTTCGGCCTGATGCGTCAGTGCCTGGAGTTGGAGCGCCTTTTACGGATTTTGTGCCCCGAAGATCTACAGCGGGCGTCTCATCATTGGTCTGGCCATTTTGAACCGTGTAAGATGGATCGGATTGACCGGAGCGCCGTGTATTGGGCGCAACCATGAACAATGCGGCTTCCAGCTTGTCACGCGGACTTAGGCCGTTACCATGAATTCTTTCAATAATACCAGATTTCAAGACTTCTGCAATCTGTCCTTCATGCTGGTAATATTCCGGGTATTCTTGGGCAAATGGAGCGATGATAGACTGTGCTACCCTTTCGGCTTCCATTGCCTGCAAACGTTGCTCTAGCTGCTGCACACGCGGGTCAGCCTGTGGAGCCTGCTGCTGTGGCTGTTGCATCTGTGGAGCCTGTCGCGGCTGTGCAAGCGCCGTGTATTCGTTCGGAGCCTGCTGCATGTGAGCGGCAAGCTGCTGCGGTGTCACGCCATATGCGCGGAGAATGTGAGAGATGGCCTGCGGTGGCGTCATCTGGAGGTTAGACATAAGCTGCCGGAAGCCCTGTGCGGGGTCTTCTGAAAACTTGCGCTCAATCGCGACGTAGTTATCCAGAGACTGCTTTACGGTCGTGCCGTGCGTCTTTGCCATTTCCTCGTATTCGCGCAACTCTTCGCGGAAGCTCTGAGCCTCACGATACCGGCTTACTTCCGTTTCCGTTTCCTTCATCACGCGTTCGAATTCTTCGCGGACAGGATGCGGGACGTTTTGCCAGAGTTCTTTTGCACGGGGCAAGAACCGCGCCGGGGCTTCGATGATCTTGCGGCCCTCAGACGGCTTTGGAGACTTAGCAGCCTCCGGCGCGGGTTCCCCCTCTGCCTTTACAGGCTGAGCTTTAGTTTCAGCTTCTGGCTTGGCTTCCTCTTTCGGGGCATCCTTGGCCGTTGCTTCGTTCTGCTTTTCCAGATCAGCCGCCGCCCGCTTGATCGTATCAAGACGGCTTTCCTTGCCCGCTGGCTTTTCTTCCTTCGGCTCTGGAGCGTCAGGTTCCTTGTGCGCTGCTTGTGCGGGGTCCGCGTTATGCTCGCGTGGCTCGATCACGGTAGAGGTTTCCGGCATTGGCTCGG